TTACACTGTCTCAATCCTTGTCAATAACACAACAGACATCAATGGTGCTGTTGCTGATATCGGCATGCAGAGCATTACATTCACATGTAACTCAACAATCGCAGTAGCCACTACAGGCACATTCTAAACAACTAAACAAAGGGGCACACCATGGCAAGACTGAAGATAGTTCGTACAGATGGAAGCGTACTAGAAGGCGAGATTACTCCAGCAGTGGAGTATGCGTTTGAGCAGTACGCTAAAAAGGGCTTCCATAAGGCGTTCCGCGATGAAGAAAAGCAAAGCGATGTCTACTGGTTGGCATGGGAAGTAACACGCAGGTCAGGTGAAACTGTTAAGACTTTTGGGATGGACTTCATTGAAACGCTTCGCAGCGTGGAAGTGTTGGACTCCGACCCTTTAGCTTAAAGCGCGATCTTCCGTTCACCTATCTAATTGCTAGGCTAAGCATTAGATTGGGAATCGCGCCACAGCAATTGTTAGAACTAGACAAGACCATGCTAGATGCACTTATGCAAGGTCTTAAAGATGAAGCAAAGGAGATAGACGATGCCAGCAAGCGTCAAAGGCGGCGTTGAACTCCGCAAAGCACTGCGTAAGTTTGCTCCTGATCTAGGTAAAGAAACTCAGAAGGAGATCGCTGGAGCCTTAAAGCCAATCACTAAGACTGCTAAAGGTTATCTCCCAGATGACGGATCAGTCCTAAGCGGATGGCTACCTAGGGATAATTCGCAATCTAGATTCCCTGCTTACTCTGCTCGACAGGTTAAGGCTGGAATCGGTTACAAGACTTCACCATCAAAGCCTAACCGTAGAGGCTTTAGATCGCTCGCTCGTGTCTTTAACAAGACCGCAGCTGGAGCAATCTATGAAACTATGGGGCGCAAGACTCCTAGCAGTCGCTTTGTGCAGAATCAGAATGGCAAGTTTGGAGCACAGATAAAGGGCGATGGCAAGATGGAAGGTCGCGCTTTGTATCGTGCTTATGAAGAAAACCAAGGCAAGGCTAGAGAGTCAGTCCTTAATGCCATTAAGACAGCAGCCGACAAACTTAATGCAACAGCCAAGGCGAGAGGTTAATCATGGCAAATATAGTCATTGATATTGCAGCCGAGTTCACTGGCAAAAATGCCTTTAAGAGTGCTGAGACTTCTACAGATAAATTAACTAAGAATGTCAAGAATATGGCTAAGACTCTTGGCGTGGCTTTCAGTGCTACAGCAGTCTTAAACTTCGCTAAGGCATCTGTTAGAGCAGCAGCTGCCGATGAGAAAGCACAAAAGCAATTAGCACTAGCTCTAAAGAATGTTGGACTTGGGCGCGATGCCGCTGCCTCAGAAGCCTTTATCCAGAAGCTACAAAGCGAGTTTGGTGTAATCGATGACAAGCTGCGCCCTGCCTATCAGCAGTTAGCGGTAGCAACGGGAGACACTGCACAGTCACAGAAGTTACTCCAGATCGCTTTAGACATTAGTGCGTCCACTGGTCGTGATTTAGCCTCGGTGACATCAGCAATTTCCAAGGCCTACCTAGGGAATAACACAGCCCTTGGCAAGTTAGGCGTAGGCATCTCTAAGGCTGATCTAAAGGCTAAGTCCTTTGATGAGGTAATGAATCAACTTTCTACAACCTTTGCTGGGGCTGCTACACAGTCTGCTAATACCTTTCAAGGTTCAATGGATAAGTTATCTGTTGCATCTGCCAATGTTCAGGAGATTATCGGCAAGGGTATTATTGATTCGCTTAAAATCTTAGCCGATGACACTACAGTCGATGATCTAGCAACAGGCATGGAGGAGTTTGCAACTGCAATCTCTGAGTCTATCCAAGGTCTAGCAATACTTATTGACGGCATTAAAAGCATCCCTAAGATACCAGGTGGCGGCAGTGGCGCGATATTTGATATAGATAAGTTATTTAAGTTTACCGGAATCTCAATGCTAAGAAAGATATTTGATGCTGCAAATAAGGGTATGGCTAACGATCCAGCAGCAGGCCTTGCACACCTAGCAGAGTTAGAAGCCAGCTTTACTGCTGCAACTCTTAAGTCCAGCAAGAAACTCACAGCAGAAGAATTAAAGCAACTCAAAGCCAAGCAGTTAAAGGCAGCCATCGACAAGGCTAACCTTGCTCTTGGTAAGGGATCTAATGTCTTTGACATTGAGAAGATCCAACTAGCAGCAGCTGAGAAGAGTGCAGCTGAGCAACTGGGCAAGGTAACTAGCCAAGCACAACTGCTCCAGATTACTAACGATCTTGCTCGCCTAGAGGTTAAGCAATCTATCCTCGACCTAGAAGATGCTATTGCTTCTAAGGATGTCGCAGCGATTAACAATGCGACTAATAAACTCAATGCAGACTTAAAGATACTTGGTGTCCTTACTAATCAGGATCTAAAGATCAGAGATATTAAGTCCATCCTTGATGCAATCGTTCCAAAGGATCTAATCAACCTAGCCAACCTAGATGCTGCCATTGCTATGTTACGGGTAATCGGTGGTGGCACAGCCACTAGCACTTCAGGCTTTCCTAGTGTTACTGCACCATCTATCTATTCAGCAGGTGGAAGAATCGACAGTGCAGGCAATTACAATGCATTTAATCCAGCCATGGTCGGCATGACTTCAGGCGGTGTATCGCCTACTGGATCAAGTGGTGGTAGCGGTAACACAATCATTGTAAATACTGGCATCGGTGATCCAAACGCTATTGCAGAAGCAATCGATCAAGTCCTAACAGATGCAGCCCAGCGCGGCACACTGAGAGCAGTCTAAGCATGACATGGCTCCCAGAATGGCGAGTAACTGTTGGAGATGATGTCTATACAACTGTTACCTCTGTATCCTATGCAACTGGTCGGCTAGACATTGATCGCCAAGCCACAGCAGGGTACTGCAAGGTAGAGATTATCAATACAGATAACTCAGCCTTTACTATCAACATTACTGAGCCAATCGTTTTAGAACTGAAGAACTCAGCAGGTGTTTACGGCAAAGTATTCTCTGGCACAGTCTCAGACTTCAATATCGGAGTTAGAAGCCCAGAGGAGACAGGCTTTATCACTACTGGCACTATCTTAGGTATTGGGCCACTATCTAAACTAGCCAAGGCTGTTTACAATACAGCTCTTGCTTCAGCATTAGATGGTGAGCAGATCGCCCTTATTCTTAATGCAGCATTAAGCAGCACGTGGGATGAAGTTAATGCCAGTTTAACTTGGGCTACTTATCCAGCAGCAGTGACATGGAATGAAGCAGAAACCTCTATAGGTCAAATCGATCAGGGCGAGTTCCAGATGATCCAGATCAATCAATCTGCCTCAGCTAAGAGCCAGACCCTTGTAGATCAGATAGCCAATAGCGCACTAGGCATCATCTCTGAGTCTGAGAGTGGCTTGGTTTATTATGACGATGCAGACCATCGCGAGAATTATCTTCTCTTCTATGGCTACACAGACCTTGATGCATCCTATGCAACTCCTAGCAGTATCCAGTCTCAGACCCAGACTGCTCGCCTACGCAACAGCCTGATCTATAAATACTCCACAGGCTATGCATCGCTTTTAACCTTGACAGATGCCGAGAAAATAGCAACTTATGGGCTGTTTGAGAAATCTACAGAATCTAACATTCTTAATACTGTTGATATGCAACAAATTGCCGTTAGAGAACTATTCCTACGCAATACGCCTAGAGGCTCACTTGGGGCAATTCGCTTCCGCCTAGATAATCCAGACCTACCTAGTGCAATGCTTGATGATCTTCTCACTATGTTTTGTGGCAGACCTGTATCCATTAACAACTTGCCGAACAACCTACTTGGTGGAACCTTTGAGGGCTTTGTGGAGAACATCGCAGTCAATGCCACTCCTACTTACGTAGACATGACCCTTTATGTCTCAGCAACCGACTTCTCAATTCCGCCTATCTAAGAAACCTCAATGGTACAATTACTCAATTATCCCGACTGGAGAACTAACTGATGGCAACTAGTACGAATTATGGCTGGAGTGAGCCAGATAACACTAGCCTTGTTAAGGATGGCGCACAGGCTATGCGTACGCTGGGCGATGCCATCGACACTTCTGTTTGGAATATCGGCTTTGGTCAAGCAGGTAAGAACAAGATCATCAACGGAAACTTTGGCGTGGCACAAAGAGGCACTTCAATTACTATGGCACAGAACGGCTATAACCTAGATCGCTGGACTGCTTCCGTTGCTACAGCGTTTCCAACAGGCACAGTCACTCAACAAACAATGCCAGCAGGTAACACAATCGCAGGCTACGAGTTTGCTAATTTTGCTCGCATTAACCCTACTGTTGCTAACGGCTGCACTAGCTACCAATGGACACAGAAGGTAGAAGATGTTCGCGTATTTGCTGGAGTATCTGCAACAGTCTCATTCTGGGCAAAGGCAGATGCATCGTGCACAGCAACCATTGACATTAACCAGAACTTCGGTTCAGGCGGTAGTGGAACAGTTACAGCAATGGCATCACAGAATATTGCATTAACTACAGCATGGACACGCTTTACCTTTACTGCAACTTTTCCTTCAATCTCAGGAAAAACAATAGGAACAGGAAGCTCTGTAGATGTTCGATTTAGCATCCCTACTTCTGCTGGAGTTATCCGCTTAGGTAGTTACGATTTTACAGGAGTGCAATTAGAATACGGCTCAAAGGCAACTCCATTTCAGACTGCAAGCGGTGGAAGCCCACAGGCTGAACTGGCTATGTGCCAGCGGTATTACTGGAGAGCAACAGCAATTGATAATTATGCTTTTATGCCCGGCAATGGTTTGGCAAAAAGCACCACAGCAGCAGAAATAACAGTTCCTAATCCTGTGGCAATGAGAATCGCGCCACCTTTAGTGGAGTATTTAAATGTGAATGTTTCGGATGGTGTAACGCTTGCATCTGGTGGGACTATAACCATGTCGGGATGCACTCCAGTAGCAGCGCACTTTGTTATTACTTATGGCAGTGGATTAACACAATTTAGAACTTACTTTATGCAAGGTGCAATAGCCCCTTCTTATCTAGCATTTGGAGCGGAATTATAAAAATGGATAACGTAACTTTTATTGAAGTAGAGTCTTTAGAAGGCACACAGACTCACGCAATTATTGATAAAGGGAATGGGGAATTTACCTCAATGCTTAAATCTACCTATGATGAGTTAAAGGCTAATGAAGCCAAGACTATCTAAGGCAGCGATCCAACTACGGGAACAGTTTGATGACACATTCCCAAGTCGTGACCGCACATCGGATGGCTGGATCGGTGATACCCGACACGCAGCTCGCCCTAGCCATCATAATCCCGATGCTAATGGCTGGGTTCGTGCCATCGATGTTGATCGTGATGTCAGTGGTAAGTCCAAGCCAGACCTTATGCCAGATATTGCAGATCAGATTCGTCTCTTATGCAAGTCTAAAAAGGAACGCAGAATTACCTACATTATCTTTGATGGTCGTATCGCTTCAAGCAAAAAGGGCTGGGCATGGCGAGAATACACAGGGGCTAACAAACACAACCACCACTGTCAC